GACCAAGCAATATTTTCTACTGCACCTTATGTGCAGAAGATGAGAAAAAATTTACAAGATTTTCGTAAAGAAGATTATTTACTTGCTGTAGGAGATCCTGTAATAATAGGTATCTCAACTTGGCTAGTAGGTGAAACTACAAACGGACAGTTTAATATGTTGAAATGGGATAAACGCGAATATAGATACTATCCATTAGAAGTGGACGGATATCAGAAAGGATAACAATGAGCGTAAAACATAACATAAAAGTAAAGACTTTTACAGGTAGCGGTAGCTTTGATGTAAGAGAAGAAATGTTAAAAGATTCTAACGATCTTTTAGACAATGTAGAAGTAACTACAATTGCACAAGAATGTGTAAAATTAAAAAATAAAGAGGATGAGATTGCAGCATTAGAAGAGCAACTCAAAACTAAAAAAACAGAGGCTGATGATATCAGTTCTCGTGTGATACCAGAATTGTTAGCAGAACAAGGACTATCAGAAATAAAATTAGCTGATGGTTCTAAAGTATCTGTTAAAAAAGAATTTAGGTGCACTCTTCCAAAAGATGAAGTGAAGAGACAAGCAGCCTATAACTGGCTTCGTGATCAAGGGTTAGGAGATATTATTAAAAACAATGTCTTTGTAACTTTTGGTAAAGGAGAAGATGACAAGGCCAAGCAATTGCTAAACCTTGCGGCAGAAAATGGGTATGAGCCACAACAGAAATCTGATGTAGCTTGGATGACATTGACTGCCCTATTCAGAGAGCGTATCGAGTCCGGGCTCGATATGCCATCTGATGTCTTTAGTACGTGGATTAAAGACAAAACTAAAATAACCCGGAAATAACTAATGGAGAATGTATAATGGCTAATGAAATAAAAGCTAAACAAGACACATCACTTGCTTTATTTGGCAATGATGTATCCAAAGGTTTTGAAAATATGACGCAAGACGATATGGCGTTACCATTTGTCAGAATCTTAGGACAACTATCACCACAGGTAACTGAAGGTGATGGAAAGTATATAGAAGGTGCCAAACCTGGTATGATCTATAATACTGTTACCAGCGAGTTATACGATGGTAAAACAGGTATCAAGGTTATTCCTTGTTACTACAAAAAAGATTATCCTGAGTGGTCGGATAGAGGTGATGGTCCAGGTGCTCCTGTGGCTGTACATCTACCGAATAGTCCGGTAATCGCAACAGGTAAGAGAGATGGATCAAAGATTAGATTACCTAATGGTAATTATCTTGAAGAAACAGCTTCTTACTATGTAATGATTGGAACAAAGTCAGGTGGTTTTACTCCTGCTTTGATTACAATGAAATCAACTCAATTAAATGTCAGTAAAAAATGGAATTCTATGATGAAAACCATACAAATAGCTGATGGCAAGGGTGGATTTGCTATCCCTCCTATGCACGGAGTTGTATATAACCTAGCATCTACACTACAAAAGAACGATAAAGGTTCTTGGTATGGTTGGGTTGTAACACAGGACAGAATTTTAGGACAGGAGGACAAGTCTTTGTATTTAGATGCAAAGAGTTTTTCCGGAAATGTATCTAAAGGGACCGTTCAAACAAAAGCTGATGTAGAAGAGAAGGCTAGTGAGGCAAGTCCTTACTAACCTAAATGAGGGGGATTGCAAAATCCCCCTTTACAAAGAAAAAAGAAATGATAATAAAAAAAGATAAATTCAAATCAATATTTTTAGGACTAGAAATAGCGTATGGACAATATCAACCAGGTGAACGGGGAGACAACGGAAAACAAAAAGGCAAAGCTTTTATTGTTCGTGGACAAGTCACAGACGAACTCTGGTCAAACCATCTTAAAGGAAAAGGACCAGCCCTTGGAATCATCCCTATCACAGAAGATAATAGTTGTAGGTGGGGCTGCATTGATATTGACGAATATAACTTTGATCATACTAGCCTCATTAAAAGTATTCGGAATTTTAAACTCCCATTAATAGTTTGCCGTAGTAAATCAGGCGGCGCACACGTATTTTTATTTACCAAAGAAAACATTCCTGCATCTTTGATGCAATCAAAATTAAAAGAAATGGCAATCATACTTGGATATGAAGGGTCAGAAATTTTTCCAAAACAAACAGAAATACTAGTGGATCGTGGGGACACTGGTAATTTTTTAAATCTACCCTACTACAATGAGATGAAAGGACTACGTTATGCTATCAACGATAATGGCGCCGGTTGTACAATTGAGGAATTTTATGAGCTCCATAGTATTTATGCTTGTACAAAAGAACAAGTCGAAGCAATCAAGACAGAAGAAAAAAAGATAGAAGAAGCATTTCCTGGAGGACCTCCTTGCTTAAACAAGTTAGCATCAACAGGTTTTGGTGAGGGTTCTAGGAACAATGCATTATTTAATATTGCAGTATATTATAAACAATCATCTCCGGATAGTTGGGAAGATGAAATTGTAAAAGCAAATATGAAATTTATGGAACCACCATTAAATAATAGTGAGGTTCAACAATTAATTAAATCAGTAAATAGGAAAGGCTACGACAAGTATAGATGTAAGGATGCTCCTATTAATGCAGTATGTCAATCAGGATTATGTAGAACAAAAAGATTTGGTGTAGGATTTGGTGAAGAAGAAATGCCTATGTTAGGAAGTCTTACAAAATATTCTTCCAAACCTCCGGAATGGTTTTTAGATGTAGATAAAAAAAGAATACAATTAAAATCAGAACAACTTTATAGTCCACAATTATTTGCATTAGCGTGTTTAGATCAAGCTAATTTAGTTGTACCTGTACCAAAACCAAAAGATTGGAAACAACATTTTTTAAAACCTATGATGACAGGTTTACAAGAAGTAGAACCTTTAGAATCTTTAGATCCGGTTAATGAACTTACAGGACTCTTGCAAGATTGGACAACTAATAGACAATCAGCAAGAACAATGGACGATGTATTTAATAAACTACCATATACAGATGAAAAAAGAGAATACACATATTTTAGAATGGAAGACTTTTATAATTTTTGTAAACGAAATCATTGGGAAAAAGACAAAAATCAAACAGGTAATTTAATAAAACAATTAGATGAATTTATAGGAGAAGAAAGAGTAAGAATTAAAAAACAACAACCAAGATTAATTAAAATTAAAACAATGAAACAAACCGATGCATCTGTATCTAAAGTTACATATCAAGAGGAAAATTTTTAATGAATAAAAATATAATACTTTTAAATCACGCAAAATGGTTAGAAAAAGAAGGTAAAATAAAACAAGCAAAGGAGTGTGAACAACAAGCATATGAAAACAATAATACTAGGTCCACCGGGAACAGGAAAAACAACAACGTTATTAAACCTGGTAGATCAATTCATACAAGACGGAATCAGGCCTAAACAAATAGGTTATTTTTCTTTTACAAAGAAAGCCGCAACAGAAGCAGCTAACAGAGCTGCCGATAAATTTAGTCTTGATATAGATAATGATTTAACATTTTTTAGAACTCTTCACTCTTATGCATTTAATCAATTAGGTATGACAAAAGAAAAAATGTTAGGAGCTGATGACTACAAAGAGTTTGGTGAGAAATGTGGCATACCTATTAAAGTTGCAAAGTTTTCTGATAGTGACGGTACATTTAATTCTGATAATGAATATCTTACAATTATAAATACAGCTGCTGTAAAACGTATGGACTTGTTAGATTATTATGATTCAAGAAAAAACATTTTAGATATTGAAAGAAATACATTATTTTTATTAGCAGAAGAACTTAAAAGATTTAAGAAAGAAAAAGGTTTAAAAGATTTTAATGATTTGTTAGAAGATTTCTTGACCAAAGAAAACCACAATAAATTCAAAGTTTTATTCATAGATGAGGCACAAGATTTATCTTTGTTGCAGTGGGAAATGGTGAGAAAGATTTGGAGTGAAGCAGAAAAAACTTACATAGCAGGTGATGATGATCAAGCCATATTTAAATGGGCTGGTGCAGATGTAGATCATTTTATTGCACTTAAAGAGGAGGTTGATGATATAAAAACTTTAGATCAATCGTATCGTATACCTGGTGGACCTATACACGAACTATCACAGAAAATAATAGGACAAGTACAAAATCGATTTGACAAAAATTATAAACCTAGAGGAGAAGAAGGAGTATTACGTAGATATTCTGATATTACACAAGTAGATATGTCAGAGGGCAATTGGTTAATTTTATCTTCTGCTAATCATTTTTTAGATCAAGTAAAAGAAGTATGTGAACTTAGAGGTTGGTATTATCAATTTAAAGGACGTAACTCTATACCATTAAAATTATTATTAGCATTAAACAATTGGGAACATTGGCGTAAAGGTGACTTACTAAATCACCTGGAAATAAAAAACATTTATGAATACCTTGGATCAAATGTATTAGAAGGATTTAGAAAAGGTAAAACATTACACTCTGATGACAAATATACTTTAAAAGAATGTCAAGAGCATCACGGTTTAATTATAGACAAAGTTTGGTACGAAGCATTTGAAGGACTAGATCCTATCACAGAGAATTACATTCGTAATATGAGGGCGAATGGTGAAACGTTAAATAAGAATCCTCGTATAATAATGTCAACAATACACGGAGCGAAAGGAGGAGAAGCCGACAAAGTTTTATTGATGCAAGACATAACAAACGCAGCACTTGAAACATTTAGTTATGATCCGGATGAATTACATAGATTATTTTATACTGGAGCAACAAGAGCGAAACGCGAATTGCACGTTTTGGATCCAAAGGATTTTGATAAGGCTTATATATTATGAGTAAAGTTTGGGATAAACAAATAGGCGGACAACACTACCAGAATTTTGTTATTCAGCCTAGTAAATTTGTGGTTGAAAACAAGTTGTTATTTCCGGAGGGATGCGCTATAAAATACATATGTCGTCATCCGTTTAAGGGAAAAAAAGAAGATTTGTTAAAAGCAATTCACTTTATTGAGATGATTATTGAAAGGGATTATAAGTGAGAAGCACGCAAATACCTCTGTTCACACCAGAGACGGAATGGGTTATGCCAGAAGAACTTAAAGATCTTACCGGGCATAAAGAAATAGCAATCGATTTAGAGACTAATGATCCACATTTAAAAGAGCTAGGCTCTGGTAATGTGACTGGAAAAGGGCACATTGCAGGCATTGCGGTGGCCGTAGAGGGCTGGTCAGGGTATTATCCGATACATCACGAGCAAGGTGGTAATATGGACAAAAAACTGGTCCTTTCTTGGTTAAAGGATGTATGCAATCAACCTGATACTACCTTTATATTTCACAATGCAATGTATGATATCTGTTGGTTAAGGTCTGCAGGTATTATTGTTAAAGGTAAAGTAGTTGATACTATGATAGCAGCGTCTTTGATTGATGAGAATAGATTGTCTTATCAATTAAACACACTGTCTAAATTTTATATTGGTATGGGTAAAGATGAGAGTGTTCTTAATGCAGCAGCAAAAGAATATGGACTCGATGCTAAAAAAGATATGTGGAGACTGCCTGCACTTTTTGTTGGACAGTATGCAGAACGAGATGCAGAATCTACACTTAAACTTTGGAAAAGATTAGAAACAGAACTATATCAAGAAGAGTTGTGGGATATATTTAACTTAGAAACAAGGTTGTTTCCGTGTCTTGTTGATATGAGATTCAAAGGTGTGAGAGTTGATTTAGAAAAAGCAGACAAACTTAAAAAGAATCTTATGGAACGAGAAGCAAAGATTGTTGGTAAGATTAAAAGTTTAACAGGAATTGATGTAGAGATACACGCAGCTAGATCTATTGCAAAAGCATTTGACAAATTAAATATGCCATACGATAGAACAGAAAAAAGTAAAGAACCAAGTTTTACAAAAAACTTTTTAC